AAAACCCGCAGAATTAACATACCAGAAAACTGTTCACACTTTAGATGTGGAGGTTGATGGTGTAGTGTATACAGTTTTCAGAGTGGAAGATTGTAAAGGTGCTGACACTGAGTTTGCCGATCCCGACAATGTTCCTCTCGAAGTACAGCAGGTTATTGACGCTTTGTTTTGGGATGATCAATATGTGGGTAGTGACAACGTGGGTGGAGAAGTCTTTGAAGTCAACATGGATGATTACCTATGAAACACGTATTATACATTGGTCAACCATATGACCCTCTAGAAGAAGTTGATATTCAAAATAGAAAAAAAGTAGGAATCACTCAGTCAGTTGAAAAACTTCCCATTAGAGAAGGACAACTTAAGCGTGATGCCAGTACAATTATGCCATTTGGTTATGTTGTAGTAAAAGCTTGGGAATTTAAAGAAGAAGTCGCTAGTGATGTAGAAAAACTTATTCATAATATCCGTCAACCATACGCCGGCGAATGGATATTAGATGAAGATCTTAGTCTAGTGGATGCAGTGACATCTATCATTGATAGCTTAAAATATGAATCATGTGAAATCGATTTAGGAACATACACAAATAACGTTGAGTTTAAGAAAGCAAGACAATCAAATTCTTGGGCAAAGTTAGAACGAGAACTGTATGAAAAGATCGGTGAAACTAAATTGACTATTGATACATGGAAACGATTTAAACCCGTGGAAGGAACACTAAAAGAAGATGGTTATTACGTAGATGGACAACAATATAGTACCATTGCAAAAGCGTGTCGGTGTATAGTAGGAAACTCTAGCTACTGTTATGTAGCGTTCAAAATAAATGATAAAAATATAACCGAAGTGATGAGAGAGCACAATCTTGATGTAGTGTAATAAAAACATTTACATATCCACATAAATATGCTATAATATACATTATGGAAAATACAGTTAGTGATGTACGCAAAAAATTCGTACAAAAATTTAAAGACAATGAGTTTGTCACAGATAAAACAGGTGTAAAAACCATCGAGATTGTCAACGCTTCATTTATTGCAGACGAAGTAGCTATCTTTGGTACGCCAAATCAAGATTACATTAATCGCGAAATTCAGTGGTATAGATCTCAATCGCTTAGTGTAAATGATCTAGTACCAACGCCTGAGATTTGGAAAATGATTTCGTCGGATGACGGCAAAATTCATTCAAATTATGGTCATCTTGCGCATAGCGCGTTAAACCATCATCAGTACAAACGCGTCAAAGAACATCTTTCCTTAGATCAAAACTCAAGGCGCGCAGTAATGATTTATACACGCCCTACAATGCATCTTGAATATAACCTCAACGGCATGTCAGATTTTATCTGTACTAATGCGGTACAGTATCTCATTCGTAACGATAAGCTTCATGCTGTTGTGCAAATGCGATCTAATGATGTTGTATTCGGTTACCGTAACGACTACGCGTGGCAAGAGTACATTCTTAATAAACTTGCACAAGACTTAAAAGTTGAAGCTGGCACTATTCATTGGAATGTTGGATCACTTCACGTTTATGAACGCCACTTTAAGTTTATTGAAGAAGAAGTTAATAACCAAAACAACAAACTGCTTTGGAACGATCTTCTCGCTAATAACGCGGCAAAAAACTATAATCGCGCCGTAACTGAATTCTACGATTAAAATATAATTTAGTTTACAATACAATTAAAGTATAGTATAATAGCAATATGAAAGAATCAATTAAAGTATTAGAAGAATGCGCCGAACTACAGGCAAAGAAAAGCACGGATTATCAGAATCCAAATAGCCGCATTAAACAAGCAGACTATTACCCACGTGGGATTGCGTCCATCCTTGACATTATCTATGCTAAGACTCTTCGGATGTATTCTGTTGTTGAAGCAATGGAAAGTGATCCGAATTATAAGCAAAACTTTGAATCAGTGGAAGATTCAGGCAAAGATCTTATCAACTATGCATCATTTCTTGTTTCATATATGCGGAATGGTATTGATGGTCAAGATCCTGAACGTGACTTCCTTAATCGTAAAGAACAGATTGCTGATGACAACAAATAAATGGCATAAGCGATATATCGAGTTGGCTCGTACTATTGCCCAATGGTCCAAAGATCCTTCAACGCAATGCGGTGCAGTAATTATTGGTCAATCTGGTCAAGTTCTATCTCAAGGTTATAATGGCTTTGCACGTGGAATGGACGACTCAACAGAGTTATATGACAATCGCGAATCGAAGTATAGTCGCATTGTTCATGCTGAGATGAATGCAATATATAACGCATCTCGCACTGGAGTATCTTTAGAAGGTGCAACAGCATACATCCACGGACTTCCATGTTGTCATGAATGTGCTAAAGCTTTAATCCAAGTTGGAATTAAAGAAGTAATAATGAATGAGTCTAGCAATATTAGATGGAATGATTCATGCGGAATGGGGATAGATTTTTTTAAAGAAGCTCGCGTTAAAGTTACATACTTAACACATAACAGAACAACATGACACAAAATACAACAAATTATACATACGCATCAATTGTTCCACTAATTGGTGGAGAAACCATTGCAATGGAAAATGTTTTTGGTAAAAGACCAGAATACATTTTATCGTATTCTCCCTTTGTGGCGAATGATTCACAACTAAATATGCATTATGGAAACGAGGTTCCATACCATTTACTTGATAAGACAAATGAATCATTTAAAAATGTTGATGTAGTAAACACGGTCTGCCCATGCGCCGGTTTATCAATGTTAAGTCGAAACTCAAATGCAGAGTCTGAAACAAATAATTGGATGTTTGAATCAGCAAATTATGTGTTAAAGAATATTATGCCAAAAGTTTTTTGGGGCGAGAATGCACCAGGTCTTTATGGGAGTATGGGTGTTCCCGTAGTAGAAAAGCTAAGAAAGATCGCAGAAAAATATAGTTATACGCTTCTTCTTTATAAGACTCGATCAAATTTACATGGCATCGGCCAAGTTCGTAATCGTAGTTTTTATTTTTTCTTTAAAGACGAAGACACCCCTATTTTTGATTACTTTGAAAAGCCCATGACAAGCATGGAAGATATTATACGTAATGCTTATGTATCAGAAGATGATCCAATGAATCAATTGGTAAACGATAAGAAGCCAAGTGATGATCCTTGGTATCAATACATTCTTGAAGAATTAGAAGGCGGAATTAGTCATGTTGAGTTCTTTAAGAAGCTTGAGTCATCTACAAATGCAATTAGCTATATCCAAAAAGTTGATGGTACTTTTGCAAAAGCTAAAAAGTGGTTTTCAGAAAACGGCTATGATTCTAAAGCACTACGATGCGAAGTAATGGATAAGAAGCTAGCTTCAGGCGGCTCAGTAATGAAACGTGGAACTGAATTTGGTAAAGGGTGTACTTCAGCCTTTGTTGCGCATTTTGCGACAATGCTTGTACATCCAGATGAAGATCGATACATTTCTATTCGCGAAGCATTGTCAATTATGAAAATGCCTAGTGATTTTCAACTCCAAGGTGGAAGAAAAAATCTAAACATGATCTGTCAAAACGTACCAGTTTGTACTGCGCAAGATATGGCAGAAAACATCTTGAAATATCTAGATGGTCACTTAGATAGTATCCACACAGATTTTATAAAACAAAATAATACGAATAAATCAATTGAATACGTTAATCATACTTCGACCCTAGATCAATTTTTTGTTGACACTAAGTAAAGTATAATATAATATAAGAATATGTCACTACTAGAAAAACTAAAAAAATCATCTCGCTCAGCGGGTGTATCGATATTATCAGAGTCAATACTCTTTTCAGAAAAAGAATTAACTACGACACCTGTTCCAATGATCAATACAGCTCTGTCTGGCTCAATTGATGGCGGATTAGCCTCAGGTCTAACAGTACTAGCTGGACCGAGTAAGCACTTTAAAACATCTTTTGCATTGCTTATGGCAGCATCTTATTTAAAGAAACATGATGATTCAGTGCTTCTATTCTATGATTCAGAGTTTGGTTCTCCACAAGCATATTTTGAATCCTTTGGAATTGATACAACGCGTGTACTACACACACCTGTAACTAACATTGAAGAACTTAAATTTGATCTTGTGCACCAACTAGCTGAAATTAAACGCTCTGATAAGGTTATCATTGTAATTGATTCTATTGGTAATATCGCTTCTAAGAAAGAAGTTGAAGATGCAGAAAATATGAAGTCAGTTGCTGATATGACTCGAGCTAAAGCTCTTAAAGGTCTATTCCGTATGATTACCCCTTCTCTAACGTTAAATGATATTCCTCTATTGGCTATTAACCATACGTATCAAACACAAGAGATGTTCTCAAAGGCAGTAGTATCTGGCGGTACAGGTGTGATGTATTCAGCTGACAATGTATGGATTATCGGCCGTCAACAAGATAAGGTTGGTACAGATATTAAAGGTTATCACTTCATTATTAACATTGAAAAATCTCGATTCGTAAAAGAAAAATCTAAGATTCCAATTAGCGTAAGTTGGGACGGGGGTATTGAGAAGTGGTCAGGTCTAATTGATGTTGCAATAGAAGGCGGTTATGTAGTTAAACCTAAAAATGGTTGGTATATGGCAATTAATCCTGCTACAGAAAAAGAGCTTTCTGGCAATCTGCGATTAGCTCAAACAATGAATGAAGAGTTTTGGACAACAATGTTCAATGAGACAGACTTTAAAGATTTTGTGCGACGCCGATATAAAGTCGCGACTACTGCAATGATTACAGAGCAAACCACTACAGAAGATGAATAAAAAAGGGCCTAATACAGCAATGGTGGAGAAACAAGATCACGATTTTTATGGTCTTAGAATTCTTGAAGGTAAATATAAAGACGTAATCTTTGTTGTTGGTAAAGTATCATTTGTCGAAAACGAAGAGCGTACTGAATGCGTATTAAAATACGATTTCAAGATTGACACTGCGCCTGAACAGTATAGTATAGAGGTATTGAATGAAAGTGAAGACTTTAAAAACACTATCGGCGACATACTCACAGACATTTTTGAAGAAACTATAGACGATGCAGAAGAATCTAACAGAGCAGATACTGAACAGCCTAGTACATAGCGATAGCTATTGTAGAAAAGCGCTTCCACATATCAAGTCAGAATATTTTGAAAAAGAATATCGGCCAGTATATGAGCTAGTTCTTTCTTTTATTCGTACTTATAATAAATTACCTACATCGGCGACATTACATATTGAATTAAGCAATTCTAAATATGCATCTCGTGGTGACGTAAATGATATTGTACAGCTAATCTCATCACTTGAAAATACGAGTGATGTAGATGAAGCTTGGCTATTAAATTCTACTGAAAAATTCTGTAAAGACAGAGCGGTACAGTTGGCTATTATGGAGTCACTTGATATCTTGGATGGCAAAAGAGCAGATGTGAGTGAAGGTTCAATACCTGAAATATTGTCAAAAGCATTATCTGTTTCATTTGACTCAAACATTGGTCACGATTATATTGAGAATGCAGAAGAACGTTTTAATTTCTATCATAAGAAAGAAGATAAGACACCATTTGATATTGAGATGCTTAATACCATTACAAAGGGTGGTGTTAGTCGAAAGACATTAAACATTATCCTTGCAGGTACAGGCGTTGGTAAGAGTCTTGCAATGTGTCATTTTGCAGCTGCAGCTCTATCAGAAGGTAAAAATGTGCTCTATATCACACTAGAGATGGCTGAAGAAAAGATTGCTGAACGTATTGACGCTAACCTTTTTGATGTGGACATTGGTGATATCGAGAATTTGCCTAAAGACATATTCAATAATAAGGTAAAGCAAATTCAATCCAAGACTCAAGGTAAGCTTATTGTAAAAGAATATCCAACTGCAACTGCACACGCTGGTCACTTCCGCGCTTTATTGGATGAACTTAAACTTAAAAAGGCGTTTAAACCAGATGTAATATTTATTGATTACCTTAATATTTGTGCTTCATCGCGAATGAAAGGACTTGGTGGATCAATTAATTCATACACATACATTAAAGCTATTGCTGAAGAACTAAGAGGCATCGCTGTTGAATTTAACGTTCCTATTTGGTCTGCTACACAGGTAACTCGCACAGGCTTTGGTAATACAGATGTTGAAATCACAGATACCTCAGAGTCATTCGGCTTACCTGCAACTTGTGATTTGATGCTCGCTCTTATTTCTACGGAAAAGCTTGAAAGTATGAATCAATTAATGGTAAAACAACTAAAGAATCGTTATAATGATCCGACAACTAACAAACGCTTTGCGGTTGGTATTGATCGTGCTAAGATGAGACTATACGATGTAGAAGATTCAGCACAAACCCTTCTGAGTGAATCTGCTAGCAGTTCAAATCAGGGTACAAAGGACTATTCTTCGTTTAAGTTATGATTTATATATACGCAACAGGTAGTAATGACAAAAGAATGAGTATGGCAGAAGATGCCTGCGCATTCTTTGTTAAACGTCTTATGCCTAGATTAAAAAAACTAGATATCACTATTGAATGCATTTCTGATCTAAAAAAGACAGAAGGCATATGGGGTGATTGTACATGGGAGGATACAAATCATTCTCCTAGAGCATTTACTATCCGCTTAGACAGTAGTGTTAGTTATAAAAACATGATTGATACTCTTGCGCATGAAGTTGTTCATGTTAAACAATATGTTAGAGGAGAATTAGTTGATTTAGTTCGCGAACCTCAAGCTGTAAAATGGCGTGGTGAAATAGTTAAATGGTCTAATACATCAGATGAACCATGGGAAATTGAGCCAGAAGAGGTGTCAACGAAGCTATATAGAGAGTGGGTTTCTTATAAATAGTAGCAAATGGCTACTAACTTAGGATCAAAAGAATTGCTCAAGCCCAACGCTAACACGGGAGAGCTGCGCACTGATATTTTAAAGAGGTTAATTAAAACTAACACACCGATCGAGCTATTAACAGGTAAAAGGGTTATTATTAAAAACACTAAAGAAAACCTTTTACTTATCGATAAACATATTAAAGATCAAAAGTCATTTGCACTAACAGATAAAAGCGGTGCTTTAATATCAATCACTAAAATAAAAAAAAGTAGTGTATTTGGTGGTGGAGGCGGTGGTGCTGGAGGCGGAACAGAACAAACTGCAATTGTTGAAAGTGCACAATGCCTATGGTTAGCCGCGATTTTAGCTAACCAAAGTAAACCGATTGAGTTCTTTACTGATGACGTTCTTAAAAAATACGTATCTAGAATTGATGTTGATAAATCATTGGCTAAGATTTTAGCTATTGATTTCTCTTGGAAAGTGAGTTCTTATATATCCGCTAAAGAGCTTATTAAAAAGAAATATGTAAATAAACAAATGGTATTTCATAGAGGCTCAAGCGCTATGAAAGAAATATATAAAGCAAAAGACCGAGCGTTTAAAAACAGTGGCTTTAGTAAGTTTACAGATGATAAGTGGAATCCTGGTGACATATGGGCAATAAAACCAGGATTTAATCCAAAGAGTTTAAAAGACGATAGTGTTAAAAGCTTACAGCGGGATATTTTAGATAAATTTGTTAGTAAAGAATGTGTCGGTATATCATTAAAGAAAGTTAAGAAAGTCGCTAAAATAAACCTCTATAATATTGATATACCACCTGATGTTGATGATTATAAACTAGTAGATCTTTTATTAGAAAGTAATAGGGGTGACTATTGGAGTTCAAAGGGTGGTACTATATTATATAATAATGGCAAACTTGTAATAAAAGATAATACTGCATTTGGCAGTATTAAAGTTGAAATAGCGGGCAAAGGCGCTAGAGGTGGTGGTGCAGGCTGGACATACATATCAGACGCTGCAAAACAAGTATATAGTGTAACACTGCCTAAAATGCCTATGATTGCTACTGATGCCAGGTCAATGGAAAAAGGTGATTCTAAGATTTTAGATAAGTTTTTTAAGCTATATAAGAAATGTTATCCATTAGCTAATAGAGATATTTTTATTGAAAACATTTCAGAAAAACCTGGCCCTTGGATTCATGCTAAATACGGTGTTACAATATTAATCGCGCTTATAAAAAGCGGACAGAAAATAAAAGCAAATAGATTTATTACAAAATTAGTTAACTATGCTGGAAGTAAAACAGAAGATTCTAGCGCATATATAAAGGTATACGAATGAAAACATTTAAAGAACATATAGAAGAGACAGAAATTGAAGAAGGATATTCAATTGATACTTACCCGTGGCAATTATCACATAAGGGTCAAACCCCTAAAGAAAAGGGCACTTGGGCATTTGACATCACCGCATCTATAGCAGCGAATGGGATGGCAAGTCTAGAAAATGATACATTCTTTTCTAAAGCGATGTCATCATATAAAGATGCGGTTAAACAACTTAGTAAATACTTAAAAAAGAACTTACCCGCGAAACCAAAAGATGTTAAGATTAAGCTTGTGCCATAATGAAATCATTTAAAACACATCTCTTAGAGAATAAGGACAAAAAGGTAGAGCTAAACAAACCATTCCGCGGCACTGACGGCAAGAAGAAGTTCTATGTTTATGTAAAAAACGAAAAAGGTAACATAATCAAACTTGGTTTTGGCGATCCAGATATGGACATTAAGCGCGATGATCCAGCTCGTTTAAAGAATTTTAGAGCACGCTTCCAATGTGATACTGATCCAGGTCCAAAATGGAAAGCAAAATATTGGTCTTGTAAATTTTGGGAAAAAGGTAAAACAGTCACTGATCTATTAAAGTAATGAACACATTTAAAACATATTTATCCGAAGCAGCGAAAGCTGGTAAGAATACTCACATGCAACATCTTGAGGATGCAGTCATTTATGGCGGTGTCAAAGGAACGAGAGAAGCGATCTTTGCTCTCCGCTCTTTAAGAGATATGCTAGCGGGAAATAGTAAT